TTGTTCAAATGCATCAATAGGAACACCAATACTATTAATATAAAGTGATAAACTACCACCATACTCAAACTGTGTTTTCATGTTATCAATAAAATCTTGTCTATTAATATTAGTAATTCTAAAGAATTTCATTTCAAAAACAAAATTCCTTGAAGGTACCAATCTATCAAATTGTTTATTAAACAAATATTCTTCAACATGTTCCATAATAGTAAACATCTGACTAGCAATTGCTTCAACATTAAATGTTTGACCAGAAAAAGTACCACCTGTGCCATTAAGTACAGATAAACTAATTCCTAAATCTGCTGTCATTCTATTTAAACTTTCTTCATTACGCTTTGTTTGTAAAACATCTGTATTAACGTCAATTGCCTTTAGATCGACATAAAATGGAGTAGTAACCAATCTTATACCACCGTTTTTATTAGCGGTATCATTTAAAACCGTTTTAACATTATCATGAGCTTGCTTTTGTTGAATAGGTGTCGGTCTAAAACTGTCTTTTTGCATATCACCTAGTTTTTGATGGATTAACTGCCTATTAATTTGATCATAAATAGTACGATCTGTATTAATTAATGCATTATCATAAAGTAAATCATCAAATGCTGCTAAACCAACAGGTCTACCCCAAACATCTTCAAATTTGCACCATGCTTTTATACAGACTGTATTATTTATATCTAGAGGATACCAACGTTTAGCACTATCTTTTTTATATGTTAAATATCCAGTTTTAAATTCAGGAGGAAAGCCATCTAGAGCATCTTGGACAGTAATAACATTTCCTTCACTATTATAATTTTTTATTAATTTAAATTGATCAAAATATTTCATATCAAAAGCTAACTGAAAATCTGTATTTGTAATTTTAATAATTTTTGTATAATCTAAATCTAATGGTTGAACAGTTTTATAATCTCTTATGTAGGCAAAATATGTTCCATAAAGTAAAACTTTAAATAAAATATCTCTAATTATTATTTTCGATTTAATATCTTTTACGAATCTATCAATTTTCTTTTGATTATCTTTATATTTTAATTTTTCTTTTTCATTGCAAAGGATTATATAATCAAGAGGTAGAATATTGACCATAAAATCTATAGCTTTTCGATATACACCTTTTGAGTTATACATTAACTCAGATACATTACGAAGTTGTTTATTATATGAAATATGATTACGTAACCAATTATTTAAATCTTTTAAATCAATATTTACACCGTTTATATCGTTTATATACATAGACGTAATTGAATCTGCATAAGACATAAGTTCTGTATATTTAGTGTTTTGATTTTCAACTTGATTTATTTCTGTAGATATTGGTTGGGAATTATTATATTTAGATTTATTCTTCTTATGTTTTTTGGTCAAAGATTCACCTCCTTAATTGTAGAAACAATAGAATTCGTCATCTTGAGTTTGATTTCTTTTATTTTCTTCTCCTAATAATCTTACATACATATTAGAGTAAATAAGACTCGATACCCGGTCTTTACGAATTGATCTACTTGCTGGTTCAACTTTAAATAATGTTCCATTCATAGAATATTCAAGATTCATTAACTCATTCACAAGTGCGCTAGTCTCAATAAAATTCGCCATTAATAATATTTCCGTATTTTCATCTAATTTTTTAATTTTTACTAATTCTTTTTTTCCTTCTTGCTCATCCACAAGTAATCTCATTTTCTTATTTCTAAAAGCAGATTGTAAAGAAACATACATATCGCTATTTAATTGAGCACTTGGATTAACTTTATAAATTAAAGGCAATGCTCCATTTTGAATCATTGGTTTATCAATATCATCATTCATGGAAACAATTGGTTTATACTCTTTATCACGTTCAGGATCATAATAAGGAATGTTTAACCAATCTAAAATTCCACCAGATAATCCTTTAACGTCAAGTGCTATCGCACATAAACCATAATCGTCTATTAAATGTCTTATTATATTTGCTTGTTCTTGAAAATGCATTCCCTGTAATGTTCTTATGTATACTAAAGCAGTAGTATAAGTACTATCACTTCTAGGAGTACACTTTAATACTGTTATACAGGTTAAATCATTATCCCATTTACCTTTTCTATCTGGTTGTCTTGCTATATCAATACCTGCAACATAAATTATATCTTTATCTTTTATTTTTTCATCTCTTTTTAATTCTGGTGACTTATGTACTCTGCACTGATTAATTTCATCTAAATTAAAAAATGCATTCTCACTCACACCCAAAAAAGATGCCTCATACTCCATTTTGAACGTAAGGGGATTAAAATCATCTTGTTGCTTTAATTCTTCGATATATTCTTCATCAAAAAGACCATATAAAATTGGAACATGATAATCAAAGGCACATACAAATGTATTTCCTCTAGTTAACATATCTTTTGTAAATGATAGAAATTTCTTATAGCAATCATGATTTTTAAAATATGCACTTGTTAAATATATTTGCTGGTGATTTAACTCATTTTCATCAGTAGTTCCATTTGGTAATTGTCTTTTAATAACCAAAGTTGGAATGAGTATTGTGTTAAGAACATCAGTTTTTATTAAGCGATTCTCGTCTGCGAGCAATCTTGAAAATCTAAGCCCTCTTGATGATTCTCCTGCTAAAGCAACTTTTAAAGAGCTACCGTTATGAAAATATAAAGTATAATTATCCTTATTATCAGTGATTTTTTTTACCTCTCTCATCAATAAAGGATAATCTTCCTTAAATTTTTCTACTTTTGATCTAAAAATAGATGTGGCCTGAGCTTTTCCACCTGCCGTTACACCAATTTCAACGCGAGAAAAAAGGACACACTGTAATATTAATCCTAACAAAGAAACGAACGTCTTAGCCGCGCCGCGCGTAGCAACAATATAAACATACCTATATCTAAACATTGCCCTAAGTAACAAAATTTGATATCCATACAAATTAATACCATACAATTTGGCAAGATGATCGGGATAAACTCTCCAAAAAGATATTAATGATTTCCATTTATTTTTTATTTGTTTAAATTTATCTAATTCTTTATCATCTTTTTCAAAACTAAATCCATCTGGATTATATATATCAATTATTCCTTGACTACAATATTTTACATTATCTTTTTGAAAATTTTCAATATTAGCAATATTTCTATACACCACCTGTAATATTAAGGTTTTCTTTCATTTTGCTTATAAAATATTCTATTGCTTTATCTATCTTATCTGGATCAACAATTTCGTGTTGAGGAATTTTACCATCTATTATTTCAAGTTTTTCAACCCACTGTCCCACTGTAGCAAGACCGCTTCCATCGGCAGCATTTTTTTGACTAGGTTTAAGCCTACTATCACTAAGAATAGAAGAATAAGCAGATTGTAACTTAGCATAATCAGCCGTTCTATTTTCTCTTAATGCTTTTTCTGCTAAAACAGCATTCATTGCACCAAGTTTAATTAAATTTTTATGTACAGGATTTTCTATTTCATAATATCCTAGTAGATCATTATAATAATTTTGAAGTTGTTGATATTCAAAATCCTCAAAACCTTCTCCCCAATTAGAAACTAAATCTTTAGATACTTTTATATTGCTTTTCTTTTTATCAATAATTTTTTGACCTTCAAACCCTATTAAATTCATCTTCGAGAAATATAAATTTATAGCATTCTTAATTAATAATTCATCATAATTATTAATTTTTTCTACTTTATTTTTCTTCTTTAATTTATCTTCAGACATTTTTAAAGTTTGTTTAAATAATTCTTGTGAATAACCACGATTATTTTCTCTACAATATTCTATAAGAGATTGTTCATCAACAACTAATTTTTTTCTACAGTCCGTACACCAGTAGTCATAATTTTGTTGTTCTTTGCCATTATTAATATTTTTTGCAAATTTATTAACTGGCTTTATACTATTACAATTAGTACATTTAAGTGTTAAGCTATTCATTAGACACCCCTAATTTATTTAAAAAAACATCTAAAATATTTTCAATATTATCAAACTCCCAATAAGGTATTCTTAATAGAAGTATATTATTTTTCTTACAATAAACATTTTTTATTTCATCATTTTCTTGTTGATATTTTAAATTATCTTCTCCGTCAATTGGCAAGTAATGGTACTCACCGTCATACTCAACCAAAAATATCAAATTACCTTTATTATTAAGAATTGCAAAATCGAATCTTAATAACTCAATTCTTCTGCAATCAGGAAAAGTATATTGTCTTTCAAAAATTAAATTTTTATTCATCAAAACTTCTTTTACTTTCTTTTCACCCTTACTTTCAGAACATTCAACACACCTTTTTCCCTGCATAAAATTATCGAAACTAATCTCGGTTCTATTACCACAACTACATATATATTCTAATTTTTGTTTACAATTTTTATATTCTTTAGTTAATAAAATACATTCATTTTCCTTAAATGTATTTTTTACAAATTCATAACTGTATTTTTGTTTTTCCGAAGACTTTATTCTTCCGCATTTTTTACACCTACATCCATTTAAAAAACTACCAAAATTTATCTTAGATTTATTTCCACACGAACAAATATAATCAAGAGGTATTTGATTATTCTTATATGTTTTACTTAGTAAAACACAATCGTTTTCTTCAAAATAATTTTTTACATAATCATAATCATATCTATTTGTACCAACACAATTTCTGCATTGTTGTGTTATCATAAACTGTGAAAAACTACACTTATTAATATTGCCACAGGAGCATATATAATCTAATACTTGATGACAGTTTTTATATTCTGATTTAAGTGTTAATAATTCGCAATCATGTAACTTTAAAAAGAAATCAACATCTTCATATGTATATTTTCTTATTGTATTTCCCATTTTTATATATCTACATATACTACATCTTTGTCCATGCTGAAAATTATCAAATGAAGTTTTCCCTAAATTACCACATTCACAAATATATTCTAAGGGTGTTCGTGCATTTACATATTCTTTTGATTTTAATTCACATCCATGTTCTTTAAAATAATTGCAAACATATTCATATGAATGTTTTTGTTTTTCTGCCATTCTTTTAAATCTACATTCATTACATCTTTGTCCTCTTTTAAAATCATGGAATGTAACAACTGCATTTTTATTTTCACAACTACAAATAAATTCTAACTTTTGTCTATTTCCTGTATATTCTTTACTTAATAATTCACAACCTTGTTTTTCAAAGAAACTATAAATATAATTATAACTATGTTTTTTACCCAATCAAATCACTCCTACTATAAATTTCTTTCCTACTAAAGCAAACAAAAAAGAGGCACAGACGTAGGAGTTATCTGCCTTACAAGGTCATGACTCCTTGTAATTGCCTCTTTTTAAAACCTATTTATTAAATTAAACAATGGCAATAAAATCCACAATTTATAACCTAATCCACATAAATCCTAGGCAATTCAAACTTTAATGTCTCACTACCAACTACAATCGTAAACACTATATAATTCCAATTTAACTCTGTCACAGGTAATCTAGCATAAATCTTATGCCCATCTATCGTACAAGTAACTGCTTCTTCTGTTCCCGTTATAATTGCTGTTCCACTTGAAACACTAAAATTTGTCCCCATTATTGAATATAATTCAATTCCAACATTAGCAGAAGAACCAACTTCAAGTTCGGGAATATTTAGTTCACGATACTCTATCCCTAAGAATCCACTAGTAATAATGCTTTCCATATCAACATCTATTTCAGTATTTTCATTAATAGTTTGAGAAACTTCCTTTTGCCATACTCCATTTTTATTAAAATCAATAAAAAATTCCCCACTATCCAAATAAAACACTACTTGACCAGAACTATCTGTAATCGCTTGATTAATTGCTATCCTATCATTATTATATACAAATACATCTATATCTTCTGTGGCAACTCCATCAACAGTTACATTTATTATTAAAGAATAATCTCCTATTCCAGATTCGTTTTCAGGAGTATTTGTTCTTACACTATAACTCCAAACACTTTCATCCGTCAC